TAATGTTACGATATGCCAATTTCCAAGATTATCTTTAAATTTATCATCTTTTACTATTTTAATTTCACCAATTTCTTCGTGATAAAACTTATTACTTGCTAATTTTAATGTATTACCATTAATGGATAACACGTTTATTGGAGCGTACAAATGTAATCCATAAGCATAAGTTCCATCATCTTTAATATAATCGCCATAAACAAGCGGTCTAATATTTGTAATTGTAATTACTGATTGATAATAAAAATCAACAATAGCATTTTCTTGAATATCATCAATTTGTGCAATTTGTACTATTTCGCCATTTAATTCTATTTTTGTAAGCGCATAATTTTCTAAGCTTAACGAATTTATAACGACATTACTTCCCTTTTTATATTGTTGTTCAGTCGTTTCTCTAATCGGCTCGCCTAATTCGTCAAGATAATTAACAAAAACACTTACACTCTCATCAATTGGAGGCGGAGGCGGTATCGGTTCATCTCCTTCATTTAAACTGCTCATAATCATATTAACAGATTGTCTTGCCATCGATACTGCTGGTTCTCCTATAATTCCAGAATAGTAATGTAAAACATTTCCAAGCAAATCACATTTTTTTGCAATAATGTAATCATTATTTTTCAAATCAACCCAGTTAGGACAATGAATGCGCAAGCTTGTAATTATAGGTTGAACATCAACACTTTCAGGATTAGGATTATCTGTTGTTTTAATTGCGATATGACATTTGACATTACTAGCATACAAATCACGTTCAGGAGTTTCATTAATTTGTCTGTAAATATCAATATAATCGCTATCTAGCGCATTGCTGATAGGCTCTGATAATTGAGTAAAATCAATTGTCATAGTCATTATCATCCTCTACACGATAAAGTTTTTTAAACCGATTTAATAAAGTAGTTGCAAAAATTTGATTTTTTTCATCAATTATAATTCCGTTCAAATCAAAATTAACCGTTCTTCCATCTTCTGAAATTGAACTTATTCTTGCACCACTTGAACTATTTGTACTTCCAGATTGAATATAAGTGAATACAATTTTAGCGATTACTTTTTCAAGCTGATAAGGAAAATCATCATAAGTTCTATTACAATAAATTAAAACTTCGTCACAAAAATCATCGATTAAAAATGAAAGACGATTATCAGAAATCGTTATTCCTGTTCCTTCCAACAAAGTTTTAACATATTTCAAAATATCGTCTTTCATATTAATTGACTCCCTATTTAGTTGTTTTTTTCTTTTTAGGTTTAGGCTTTACTTCTTCTATTGCTTTGGATTCTTCTACTTCATCCCCGTCAGTGACGGGGGAAGTAGAATTTTGTTTTTCAGGTTTTTGTTCCTGAGAGGTCTCCAAAGTTTTTTCAAGTTCAGCCTGTCTTGCTCTGTATGCGTTCCACGCTGATAATCCCATTGTGTTACCTCCAAGATTATAATGTATGTATTAAGCGAACAATGCCCATCTTTTTAATTTCTGCAACTCTTTCCCAATTTGAACCTGTTGCTAATTCTGAATTTGAAGGAGTTGCTGCTACAGGTGAGCCTTTCCATTTCATACCGTTCGGATGAAGAACTAAAGCTCTCCTATTAATAAGAATATCAGTTGAAGCCAAGCTATCTCTATCTGTTTCAACAGGAGTTAATGTTGCAGGAACACCTTCACCTCTGCCCACTGTACCAGCTGCAAACAAGTAAGAAGTGTAAAGACCATTGCCTGTTCCGTCTGTAATTGTAGCTGCTGCTACTGTACCACTTGTTGATGATTTAGAAACAGTAGGTTCTGCACCTGTTCCTGCAGTTTTTTGAACAACTGTAATAACTGCACCATTAACTGTGGTAGCAAATTTGCCTTTAAATGTAGTATCTAAGTCAAGTGCTGCCTTCAATCCTTGAGCAATTAAAGCATTTGTTGTATCAGTTGCTTTAACGGTATAAGTTACGCTATCAGCTGTTACTGTTTCATCTTCCGCATAAGTTCCACCTATTGTGATTGTATATGCAGCTTTTCCGGGGGTTACATAAGGTAAACCGTCATCTACTATAACTCTGTAACCTAAATAAGTTGGAATTGCTATTTTACTTTCAGAAGCAGGAATGAATGCTATTACGTTATCTTTTTGTAATTTTGTAAATGCTGCAGAATGCATAGCTATTGCTACTAAATCGCCTGCGGCATCACCTTTTAATTGTTTTGCATCCAATACTGCATTTGCAGAAATTGCGCTTGCGCCAACATTTCCTGTTATATCAAGAGTTAATGCACTCATATTAGAAGCGCTAAAAGCACCTTCTAATGTTGAAATTAATATTCTTTGTTCACGTCTTGCCCAATAAGCTGCGACTAAATCGCCAATAGCTTTCATCGGGTCAGCTCCAGACATACATCCAGCTAATTCTGTTGCTCCCCAAGCTTTAATTCTATAAAGAACTGCTGCTACATCTTTTGAAGTTGTTATTTTTCCAACGGTTGCAGCTGTTTCACCTAAAACTTCATCATCACCTGATAAATCATTAAATACAGGCATTTGTAAAGTTGCACCACCACCTGCAATAAGCTGGTCTAAAACTGGATTAGAAGCGACTATTCCAGACTGAACTAAAGCTGATAATTCAGCTGTTTTTCTAATAACATAAGGTGTAAACACCTCAGGCACAATCATATCTGCTAATTTTGTTGCTGCCATAATATTTTTCTCCTTTGATTTTAAGTATAAGTGCGTCTGTTTTACCTTTTGATGTTGTCGGGAGGTATAACCGATGCCTTACTTGTAGTCAAAGAGTGCAAGTTACTCCGATAATTATAGTTTGTATGACTGTGCCTGACTTTTTGTTAAGTGCCAGTTACTTCTGCTTCACTTTAGGTGTGAATTACCTTTTATGAGTAAGTTGAGAAAGTTACCAATTTATTGGATAATTAACCAATTTTGCACGTTCTTTTGCTTTTTCAGGATTTTCTTTTATTATTTTTCCAATTTCCGTCAAATTACCTTCTTTAAACGGATTTTTTGTTATATCTTGTGAATTATCAGGTGTTGTTACAACAACTTGACTTGCTGGAACTTTTGATTTTGGCGGTAAAACCTGTATCAATTTCATAACTTCGTCAAGTGCTTGTTCAATTGTAACCTCATCCGAAACAAGTCCTTTTGCCATTTTAACAATTTTAATTACTTCTTCGTTTGGTTTATTTGATAATTTGGATAATGCAGCAATAATTGCTTTACTTTCGTTTAATTCAGCTTTTAATACATCAAGCTGTTTTAATTGTTCATTAACTTTTTCTTGTTCCGTCAAAGAATTTTCATAAGCTTTTTTTATAATTTCAAGTTTATCTTCGCTATCAATTCCTAACACTTTAAATAATTCAGCTTTTGTTTTACGTTCAGCATTTCCTCTGATTTTAGCTGTTTCATTGTCAAAATCTTCTTGAGTTAAAAAGGATTTAAAAGGTTGTGTTTGAGCATTAGGCTCAACAGGTTTAGTTGGTTCTGTTGGCTTTGTTGGCTCTGTAATTACTGTTGGTTGTGTTGTTGGTTTTGTTTCTTCTGTCATAAATCCCTCATTTCTACTTCCATTATTAGTATAAACTATTGTAACAAATTCGTCAACTATTCAATATTTTTCTGTTGAAAATTATAAAAATCAGATTGAAGCACAATAAACTCTTATTTTTTAATAAATTTTTCAAATTAATATTTTTTTATTTATAATACTTTTTCCCTCTTTTATTATAAAAATTAAAAATATCTATATAAATATTTATAAGAAGTGAAAAATATTAAAATATTGCGAAAATCCTTACTACAGTAAGAAGTTAATGTTTTTCAAGAATGAATATCAAAAAAATATTAAATTATTATTATTGTCCTTAATTTGAATAATAATAATAATTTTAACAATTTACACGTTTAAAATCATTTTTAAGCTGTATTAAAAATTTAAATAATTAAATATATTAATTTTAAATTTAACAATGACTAAATCGTCAGCTAACACGTCCAGCTTTTAAATTTTTCAATTATTTCGTTTAACCTATTTTTAAAATCTTGCATATTATCAACGGCAAATCCTAAACCTTGATAATCACCTTTTATTTTGTGCATATCAAAATGTACTAATAAAGAATTAGTCCACCAAGTGTATTCTTTTAAATCTACGCTTGAAATATAAAAATTAAGAACAACATTTTTAACAGAACATTCAACATTGTTATCTTTTAAATTGAATTTTAAATCTGTATTAGCGTTTAAATATTCAAATAACCAATTTATTGTAATATCATTCCATTCAGGTTCTTGAAGTTGAAATAATCTTAATTGTTGCATTTATATTTGACTC